CTCTTAAAGAGTTAGAATATTGTAAAAAGTTGGCAGCGCTGAAAAAATACTCGAAATTCGTACTATCAGGTTTACCAAAAGTTTCTACAAGTTCTTGTTCACTAGAAATACTTACTATTTCATCTAAAGGTCCTTTGTTGAATGAACCAGCAAAAGCGCCGATAGCTGTTGAAACAGCAGGAATGATACTAGTTAAATCTCTTTCCTGTACGAGAACGCCTGGTGATACTTGAAATGCCATAGGATTCTCCTTTTAATTAGCTAATTACCTTTTTGTCATTGTTTATTTTATCAAATTTCGTATTATTCATACGCCCATATTCAAACTTTGTCATTAATGATATTTATAAGATACTGGATTTACAGTCCTTTTCTGACAACTGGTGACCAAACTGTACCATATTCATCTACCTCATCTTTTAACTCATCTGGTGTACCGTCATCTATAAAACCAAAAGGTGCCATATCTTGCTCAATTAGATTTTGTTGTTCCATATACAATTGATTTCTTATGTTTGAATTCGATAACTCTTTAAAATACTGCTGGTTTGATAACCAACCAAATATGACTAGACACATCATAAGGTCATCATTACAACCATCCTCCGCCATCCAGGAGTTACCACGCCTACTAAATGTTGACATCTCCTCTATTAGTTGAAAGTCATTTAATATCATTTTATCACTTTCTATAATAGTTTTTATACTAGAGGTGCCTAAAGCTTTTACTTGTTTTGTCATACGAACACCCATAGATGTACCACGACCACTAAACATAGCACCTAATATTTGACCAGCTCTACCTCTTTGTGTGGTCATCATCATATTATCATACTCTAATTCCATTTGTAGTATCTCTGCAATTTGCTGACCTATATCATTTACTTCACAAAGTATATGAGCATGATTGTATCCTTTTGATACATTTTCTATTATACTAGGAAATACATGAGGTTTAATTTCATTATTTTTATATGTTGCAACAACTTCATAAGGTATCTTTGTAACATCTATTACTGCAAAGGCAGAATAATCTCTACCTGTGCCTCTAGCTACATCAACTGTTGTTACATACAATCTTTCTTTTTCTGGTTTCTTAAACATCTGTAAACCATTTTGACTCGTAATCGCCGGTATATAAGGGGTCGCTTTTATTTTTGCCGGCGATATTAGAGTATCAACAGAACCTAAAAATTCACATTCAAACTCTTGTTGAAATTGCTCAGGTGAGGTGTTTCTAATGGTGTCTTCTTTCCATTTTTCATCTCTACCTGGTACCTCTGACCAATGAACTTCAATAGGAACATAATCATTTTGTTTATTTACTGCGTCAACCCACAATTTGTAATACATATTCATACCATGTGGGGTTGATACTATAATCATTTTAGTTTTTGTACCAGATGATATTGTAGGATAAACTGAGCTAAAAAACATTTCAGCAATATTGGCAGGTACGAAAGCAAACTCATCAAGAAATATAATATTAAATGAACCACCTCGAATAGCACTTGATGATGTGGCGGCTGCAACTATGGTTGATTTATTTTCTAATTCAATATTACCTTTGTTCCAGTTTATAACACCTTGTTGTAACCACTTTGGTAAATTTTCATAAGCTAATTGAACACGACCTAAAATATCCCTAGCCGTTGAAGATTTATTAGCAAGAATGGCAATATTTGAATTCGGATTAAATAGAGCATAGTGTAATAAGTAAGAAACAGTTGTGGTAGACTTACCACTCTGCCTAGGTAATTTACAAATAGTGAATCTATTGTCATGTATAGTCCTTACAATATGTTTTTGAAATTCATACATCTTAAAAGGTACTAAACCCTCATCAAGTGATACAATCTTCATATAATTTTCCATAAAATACAAAGGGTCTTTTTCACATTTTTGAAATTCTACTATCTGCTCTTTAGTAAATTCAACTGGTGTGTTGACCTTTTTTAAATTAGGATTTCCTAGATATGCGTCTGTGCTCATATTATTATACCTTCTATGTGAGTATATCCCATTTTAACAGCTGCTTCAATTCTACTACTACCTTTATAAACAAAATACTGATAATCATAATTAGGGTTTGTATCATGTTCTATAAGAACAGCGTCATTCATTTCCTTACCGTCTAATATATCTTGTAACATTATGCCATTTTTGACATAACTTAAATTACTTATCGGAAATATTGTCTTCTTTGGGTGTTTCTGCTTTGCCTTCAATAATTTCATTTTTTTTTAACATCTTTTGTAATTCAGCAGTAGAGCCTACAAACAATGCGTTTTTGATATTTGCATTTGCTGTTTTTGGCAATTCTTTTAAATCTTTTAATTTTTTATTTAAGTCTTGTAGTTTATCAACTGTATCAGCTACATTTTTTATGCCTGCTAATGCAACTTCATAAGCTCTAGGGTGTTCACCTTCTTTTGCAACATTTAAGATACCTTCTATTGCCTCTTGACCTTTTTCTATCAGATTATAATAATACTCTCTACTATTTTTATGGTCATTATCAATGTCAGTTTTATCTTTTTCTTCTTTTCTAGGAACAGGTGCCTTAAACTCCTCTTTTGAAGCTTTTGGTTGTTCTATACCTAAAATTTCGTTTACTTTATCTTCTAGTGCCATTTAACTATTTATCACCTCTAATTTTACTAATTAGTTGTTTATGAGTTATCAAATTATAATTTTTATTTCTATTAATAATTTTATTATACATATCATCTAATTGTTTTTTGTAATTATCAGATAACATATTGTATTGATATTTTATATTATCTTTATTAATTAAATCTAAACCATATAAAATATTAATCCAATTTATAGACCAAAATAATCCCATACTCATATTAAAATCTTCATCTAAAGGCAATCTTGTTTGCCACATTTCTAATTTTTCTTTTAATGTATCTGGCGCTTCTATTTTTTTTACATCTTTCCAGAAATCTGTATCATTTCGTTTACACATATAATGGATAAAAACAAAATCTCTTACATTAATCATCATGTTTTCAACTTCTCTATTATAAGATTCTATATTTGTTTCATTGTAATTATGCAATCTATTGGCAATCAAAAATGATTGTTGGATTGTCATACCTATTGATGAGGCTTCTAATGGTTCTATAAAGTTTGCACTTAAACCTACTGATAAACAATTTTTAATCCACACATCTTTTAAATAACCAGGTTCATAATTTATTTCCCTCTTTATATCTAAATCAGTTTTAAATACCTCTTCTAATTCTTTTTTTACATTATCAACATTTGTGTAATTGTTATTATAAATGTAACCATTACCGTGCCTGCCCCATGTCGGTATTCTAAAACGATAACCATATTTCATGGCTTGAGATAATGTGAATAAATTATAGTTGTCTGTATCACCAGTTGGAAAAACTACAGCTGAATTTAATGTTAAATATTTTTTATGAGATACCCATTCTGCACCCATTTTACCTATTAATAGTTTTTTAAATCCTGTGCAATCTATATAAAAATCAGATTTATAATTTGACTTTTCACTTTTTAATTCATATATTTCACCATTGTAATTTAATCTAACATCTGTAATAATATCATCAATTACTTTTATGTTTCTTTCTTTTGATATTTTTATCATAAACTCATTTAAACTAATAGCATTAAAATGATATTGATTTAATAAATAATCATCAAACATAGTATCTGGACATTGACCTGTATAAAAATGGTCTTCAGCAATTAATTGTTTATTTTCTGCTATCAATTTTAAGTACATTGATTTTTCACCGGCTAAAGTAGGTGTGCTAAAATCATATGCGCCGTGCATATAGTCTTTACCACCCCAATCAGTAAATAATAATCCACATTTTAAAGTAGCATTACACTCTTTTATAATTTGTTTTCTATCTAATCCAATGTAATCAGAAAACATACCCCAATGCTCAGTTGTGCCTTCGCCAACACCAATTGTGCCTATTTTGTCCGATTTGACAACTGTAATATCAATATTGTTTTGAAATTTTTGTTTTAATATTAAAGCTGTAATAAAACCTGCTGTTCCACCACCAACTATTGTTATTGTTTTTACTTTATTCATCATATTACATTATAATTTATTATACATCTAGGACCTATTGTTGGTTGCTGTGATGTATGCCAAAAGAAACCATCAAAACAAACAACTCTACCTTGTTTAGGCATTACTCTTTTTTTTTCTTTTAAGTCTTCAAAGTTTGGTATTTTTTTATTTTCTACAAATTGATTTTCATATATTATAGTTTCACCATCTGCATCTGTTACATAATATAAAATCACCAAATGTTTAAAGTCTGCTATATCAATGTGAGGCACATCTAATTTTTCTCTATTATTAATATTTAAAGGTAATTGTAAAAAAGAACGACCTTGTAAGTATCTTCTTTCACCATGAACATCTAAATTTTTAAGAGAGTTTTTTATGATTGGTAAAACCTTGTCATGTAAATCACTTCTAATAATTTCATCTTTTACAAACCAATGAGCAAAACCTGGTCTTTGTTGGTCATTTAATTTAGGATTAGTTACATCTGATACAAAAGACCACATTGCTTCATTCAGCATTAAATCTTTTATGTGATTTTGAGTTTCTAGGTTTACAATGTCATCAAAGACAAATACTTTGTTGTGCCAATTCATAATATCTCATAATATTTATAGTGTAAAAAAATTAGTATGTTACGATTACAATTCCTTTACCGCCTATTGTACCGCCTGCTTGAGTGTGACCTGAACCAGGTTGTGTTTCTTGCCATCTAGTTGGAGAACCTGCACCACCACCTCTATTTGCTGTACCGTTTTGTCCTGATTGACCTGGACCTGACTGGTCATTAGCAAGAGAGTTTCCATCTCCTCCGCCACCTTGACCACCTACACCACCTTGTGAAGCAGTTCCAGGATAATTACCTTCAGGACCATAATTTCCGCCACCGCCACCACCAGCATAATAAACTGAAGTTGTCCCGTCTGCGATTGTATATGCTTTACCAATACCACCGTTACCTGCTCTGGCAGAAGCTCCTCCGTCAGCACCGACTCCGCCTGCACCACCGCCGCCTGCACTTGAATAAGGAGCATTTACAGCTGCAATTGCGCCGCCAACATTTCCAAAACCGTAATTACCTGATTCGCCTGGTTGAGTTGGTTGTAATGCTGTACCTGGACCTCCTGAGGGAACTGGTCCACTTCCTGGAGCTGCACCACCACCTGCTGAACCTCCTGGGTCACCTTGAACTGTGCCTGGAGAATTTCCTGGGTGATAATTACCACCTGAGCCACCACCTTTGGCAGTTAATGTACCAAATACTGAATCTTGTCCTGTCCAACCTGGTTGAGGATTATCAGCTGGGCCTGTTGAAGCTGATGACACACCGCCATCACCTACTGTTACTGTAATTGTTCCACCTGGTGTTACTGTAAATCCTGGTCTGTAAATTAATCCTCCGGCACCGCCACCTCCACCGTGTTCTGGACCGGCTGCACCACCTCCAGCAACAACTAACACATCAACTGAGGATACACCACTTGGTACTGAAAAAGTACCTGAAGATGTAAATGATTGATATGTTGGAGCACTTACGGTAATCGAAAATTCTCTATCACTAGTGTTTGAAGCAGCGTCTTTAGCTCTAATAGTAAATGTTGAAGTTGTGTTTGAACCTACAGCGTCAGCAGTACCCGAAATTACTGCACCCGAAGATGTTGAAGCAAAACTTAATCCTGCTGGTATTGAACCTGATTCTAATGTATATACCGGGTCACCACCTGATTCTGGATCCGCAGCTGCAACTGTAAATGATAAACCTGACCTTGCACCGTTAGCAACTGTTCCTAAAGAACCAGCAGCTGTTGAGAAAACTGG